AATAGCGGTAAATGCGAACATTATTGGGCGCGTCAAGAAAGGAAAAAAAATGAGATACGAAATAGCATTGTCAACAAGTGAAGATAAATCTCAATGGCAAATTACAGACGATGAGTTGAGACAATTTGTGTGGACATTATACAAATTGGGATACTCTGTTTATCGTGGGTATGATGACGAGATTTGTTTTACGATTACAGATGAAGAAGTAACAGACATAAAGGAGAAATAAAATGAATAGTGAAGACTTAAAACTTGTTGATATTGATGAAGAAACTGAAGCAATTAGGTATTGGTATCATATCAAAGATAGTCGACTTCTCACAGGCGACACATTGCACGAGTTGGAGTTTGAATGGGACAAAGGATGTCAGGCATACATTAGAATGCACCCATCCATAATTCAATTAAGATATAATTATAAAAAAAAGGTTTATTACTTTAACTATAATGATGACCAAAGCGAATACAAAACAGTCGGCTCTGTTAGGATGCTAATCGAAGCATTAAAAGGAGATGAATGATGGATGTAATAGATACTGAATATATCAATATAACAGCAAAAGTAAAGGGTGGTATGATATTTGGAGAAGAACCATCGTAGGGATTGTTCAAATTGATGGGAAACTACCTAATGTGGCATTAATGCAAATAACTCAATACCACGAAGATCGTGGCGATGAAGTTGAATGGTATAAAGGAGATTTGTTCCAAGATATGTATTCAGAGATATATGCTTCTAAGATATTCCAATTTTCATCAATGCCACAATTACCAAAGAAAGCATTAGTTGGCGGTACAGGTATTGATTTTAAGAATACACTCCCTTCTGAAATATCTAATTGTCCACCATCTTATTCATTATATCCTAATTGTGAATATCATCTTGGGTTTTCCATGAAAGGATGTAGGTTTAATTGTTCTTTTTGTTGTGTGCCTAAAAAAGAAGGCAGACCGAAGCACAATAGCAATATTGATGATTTATTGATTAATCCTAATGGTGGTAATAAACTGATGCTATTAGATAATGATTTTTTCGGATCACCAAATTGGGAAGATGATTTGAAAAGAATTATTGAATTAAAATTGAAAGTATGTTTTGTTCAAGGTCTTAACATTAGAATAATAACATCTGAACAAGCAGAATTATTATCTCAAGCGAAATATTATAACTCAAAATTCAAGTCAAGATATTTGTCTTTTGCATGGGATAAATATAAGGATGAAAAATTAATAAGAAATGGCATTAAGATTTGTAATGATGCAGGGATTCCATCAAGGGATATGCAATTCTTTGTCTTAATTGGTTATGATACAACGCATGATGAAGATTATTATAGAGTAATGACATTATGGGAAGAATATGGAGCATTACCGTTTGTTATGCCATATAATAAAAAAGACACATACCAAAAGAAATTTGCAAGATGGGTAAATCATAGGGCAATTTTCAAAACAGTAAAATGGGATGATTACAGATGTTAATTGAAGCATTAAAGGGAGATGAATAATGAAAAATATAGAAGTTGTTTATGCTCCAATAGATTGGAACAAATCTTATAAAAAAGGATGGACTTATCATTGGGAAGGCTATAAGGGAAGAGATGAAGGATACAAAGAATTTTTTGCAACAGAACAAGAAGCACAAAATAAAGTTGACAAATTAAATTACAGGTTAGTCTTTGGCACGATAGCAAGAAAAATAAAGGAGAAATAAAATGAAAAGTAAATACGAGATTTTAAATGAAACCTGAAATAATAAGCGTTAAATACACAATTTGGACAGAAGATAAACAACAGTTAGAATTTTACGGGAATGATATAACACTTGAATATCTAAAGTTACATCCTTTCCTTAGAATTAAGAAAATGGTGGTAGATGAGTTGGTGTATTACCCAAAGGAGAAATAAAATGAAGAAAAAGTATAACTCATTCGGGCAAGAAATGGATTTAGATAATCCTGTGTTTAAAGTATATGTTTTGATATTAGATGCAATTGACCAACCAATTGATTATTCATTTGGAGGAGTTTATTCTTCTGAAGAACTTGCAACAAAGCAAGCATTAAAAATGAACGGTGATTGGTGTATAACAGAATGCACTATAAATACACCACCAACTAATAATATCAACCAAGCAAAAGCCTATTTAGAGGAATTTGGCTATAAGGTGGAGAAATAAAATGAGGAATCACGAAAAACAACCCAATAATTCTCACAAAATAAAAGGCAATGCTTGGAAAACAGATAAAGGTATTTATATGAATAGATGCTATAAATGTGGTAAAGAAAACTATGCTCCTAATGTAACTACAGGTATTTGTACTTGGTGTGGTTATAAAGCCACAGAAGAAGATATTAAGGAGAAATAAAATGAAAATATATCGCAAAAAGAAAATTAGATGAAAAAAATCACATGTAACGAATGTAACACACTCCTCTTTGAACTTAAAAAGGGGAGCAAGCGAAAGAAAGGAGCAATCTGCATTTGCAGAAAATGTTGGAATACTCTTTTTAATACTGAACAATTAAAATCGGAATTACCCGATGAATTTAAGAAAATATTTGGAGGAAAAATATGAAAACACACTTAAAATACGAAGAAGAAAGATACCTTTTAATTGATGTGTTGAGAACAAAATGAATTTTGGCAGAAGATATATATTGGACGTTTTACATGAAAAAGATAAAAATAAAAGAGATAACGAGCTTTCTAAATCTGTACGACGAGAATCAAGAGATCGAGATTCCGGAACAAATAAAGATCAAGATATTAAACGAAAAAAACACGATCCTATACTGGAACAATGAAGGATTTGAAGGATTCAGCTGGGATGGACAAGAATTTTTCAAAGTTGATTTCCCATTTTTAGGAGAATAAAAATGTATAAAGAATGTCCGTTATGTGGTAATCAAGAGAAGACGCAAGAAGAAACAGAGATAGAAATTAGACAAAAAGCAAATGAAGTTTGTGAAGAATTTATAAAAGGGAGGAGATCGGTATCTATTCTTTCCAAAAGAGAGAATGAGATAATCGACTGCATATTAGATTTGAAGATGAATTTTGAACAAGCTGCTAATAATTTTGGAATCAATAAAAAAACGATTTACACTTACTGGGACAGAGCCATCGAAAAAGTAAGTAATTTGTAAGAAAGCCAAATCCCTTTATATCAATATTTTATAAGAAAATAACGCCATTTTAAGACCTATTTTGTAAGACCATTCCCTTTTATAGAGGGGTGTATGTTTCACCTCACACCGGGAAAACCTGATTTAAAACACGTAAAATTCAGCCCGGCATAAGAAAAAAACATCGTTGAGACCGGTTTTGACGCAAAATTACAAATGCAAAAACAATCACGTCTGGGAAAAGTGGTATCCGGGATTCCGTGAACCACCTCCGATCTGTCCTGAATGCAAGAAAAAGGGCAAGAAGATAATCTCATGCGGAATATTCGTGTTAAAAGGAGAGGGTTTTTATCAAAACGATTACAAAAAATGAGGGAGCGGTATTGAACGCCGAACTTGTAGGAATCAAGAATCTCAAGTCAACAGGAAATTGGAGGCTTGAGTTTGACGTATATGAGATTGACTCCGACAAAGTAAAAGAATTATTTGATAAAGTAAGCAGAGCCGTTGTAATAGCGGTGGTGGAAAATGACGGATAAATTAGATATATACGGACAGGAAAAATCAAACATGGTTGCCGAAGAAATAAAAGAGGAACAGGAGGGCTGCAGGAGGGACGATAAAGGTAGATTTATTAGTTCTGGAAACCCATTAAGACAGTTCAAACCCGGTGAATCAGGTAATCCAAACGGCAGAAAAAACGCCATATCTGACATATTCAACGAGCTATTAGATGCTCCGCAAGACGACAGAACCGTAAGGGAAGCAATAGCCGAGAGAATGATCGCAATAGCAAAAACAGGTCAAGTTAAAGATTTTTTTAATGCCTTCGACAGAATTATTGACAGAACCGAAGGCAAAGCATTAGAACGTGTTCAAACTCAAGAGATAAAAGACGAATTAATAATTGAGTGATATTCAAAATAAAGAAAGAGTCATTCCTTCCGGCACAGCTAAAGTGGTGGGATATGCCGAACTTTTACAAACTTCTGGTGGGTGGTTACGGAAGTGGAAAAACTCACATTGGAGCGATGAGGTCGATATTTCTATCCCATGTAAATTCAGGGATTCCAGGTCAATACGTTTCTCCTTCGTATCCGATGGCAGAAAAGACGATTGTAATGTCATTGAAGGAGATAATGACACGGTCGGGATTAAATTATAATTATCATGAAACAAAACATAGATTCCACATTAAGAACTGGAATGGACACATCTGGATTGGATCGGGTGAAAAACCCGACTCACTCAAAGGTGCAAACCTTGCATGGTTTGGGATTGATGAGCCGTTTGTGCAAAAAAGAGAAGTATTCAAACAGATGATTGCCAGAACCCGACACCCGGAAGCTACGA